TTAACCCAGAGTTAAAACCTGAGTTCGGTGAATACCCCAACGAAACAATTGCCTATTTATCGGGCCTAGTATCACAGACTAGTCACATGGTGGCTAAAGACCTAGCAGATATTAAACTTTCTGTTGTCAACGGACTCCTACAAGAAGCAGCGATGGCTAAGACATCACGAGAAAGAATATCTGCTTGGAGTAAGATAGGTGAGATTGATGGCATCGATGCATTTAAAAGAAAAACAGAGATCACCCACATTACCAAGAGTGGTGAAGAGCTAGAGAAAGAACTAAAAGAAACGATAGAATCACTAAAGAGCAAAGTTATTAATGGGAAACACGAAGTAATAAAAGATGATTAGTGTTGAGGATCTAGAACTACTACAAAATGCGCTACCGGATATGCCAGAGAAAGAACGGCAGAGAAGTCTGACTCTTTTGCAACAGTATCAGAAAGAGGTAACGCAAGAACAAGGCAAAGCAAACTTCCTAGATTTTATCCAACACGTTTATCCTGATTATAAAATAGGAGCACACCATGCGAGATTGGCTAAGTTGTTTGAAGAAATTGCTGAAGGTAAAAGAAAAAGGGTTATTGTTAACATCGCACCTCGTCACGGGAAGTCAGAGCTTATATCATACTTGGCTCCCGCGTGGTTTTTGGGTAGACACCCTGCGAAAAAGATTATCATGGCTTCGCACACTGCGGATCTGGCTGTTAACTTCGGCCGTAGGGTTCGAAATTTGGTTGGTTCTGATCCGTACAAAGATGTATTCCCGGATGTATCACTTCAAGCAGACAGCAAATCCGCTTCTCGTTGGGGTACTAACTTTAATGGTGAGTATTTTGCAATTGGTGTTGGTGGTGCTTTGGCTGGTAGGGGTGCCGACCTATTCATTATTGACGACCCGCACTCAGAGCAGGATGCAAAGCTTGGCAAGTCTGATGTTTTTCTCCCTGCATGGGAATGGTTTCAGTCTGGTCCGTTACAGCGCCTTATGCCTGGTGGTGCTATTATTGTTGTTATGACTCGATGGTCTAAATTAGACCTGACAGGACAGATAATAAACCAAATGGTTAAGAATGATGACGTAGATGACTGGGAAGTTGTAGAGTTTCCTGCGATTTTAGAAGATAAACAAGGAGAAGAGGTATCATTGTGGCCAGAGTTCTGGCCCATAAAGGAATTACAGTCTAGAAGAGCCTCGATTGACATAAGATATTGGAACGCGCAGTATATGCAGAACCCGGTATCGGAAGAAGGCGCACTAATTAAGCGTGAATGGTGGAATATATGGGAAGAAGAGAACCCACCACCCTGTGAATTTATAATAATGACGTTAGATGCGGCGCAGGAAGCCAATAATAGGGCGGATTACAACGCATTAACCACTTGGGGTGTCTTCTATAACGAGGAAGTTAACAACCATAACATTATTTTGCTAAATTCAATCAAACAGCGACTAGAGTTCCCTGAATTAAAGCAAATGTGCCTAGAAGAGTACCGTGAATGGGAGCCTGATGCGTTCATTGTAGAGAAAAAGTCTAATGGTGCAGCTTTATACCAAGAATTTAGGCGAATGGGTATTCCCGTAGGTGAGTTTACACCAGGCAAAGGACAAGATAAAATAAGTAGGGTGAATGCTGTGTCTGATTTGTTTCATGGTGGAGTCGTTTGGGCTCCAGATAGACGCTGGGCACATGAAGTTATAGAGGAATGTAACGATTTTCCTAGTGGAGCTAACGATGACTTGGTAGACTCCACTACTTTAGCACTTGCTAGATTTAGGCAGGGCGGATTTATTAGATTACCGAACGATGAAGAAGAAGAAAGACAGGTCTTCAGAGGTCGAGCACATAAAAGATTATACGCATTATAACTAAGGAAAGACTAATGGCTGATATTGACAAAGGATTATACCAAGCACCCAAAGGGATGGAAGAACTCGGCGAACAAGAAACCGCCATTGAAATAGAGATCGAAGATCCTGAAGAGGTCAATATTAAAATAGGTGATATGGAGATAAACATTGATCCTGATCGTATGCCCGAAGAAGAGTTTTCAGCAAACCTCGCAGAAGAACTCCCAGAACAATACCTAGCAGAACTTTCTTCAAATCTACTGAGTGATTTCTCTAACGACATTAACTCAAGAAAAGATTGGCTAGAAACTTATGTTGATGGTCTTGAATTACTAGGACTTAAAATAGAACAAAGAAGTGAGCCTTGGGAAGGGGCTTGCGCTGTATATCACCCACTTTTATCTGAAGCACTCGTTAAGTTCCAAGCAGAAACTATGATGGAGACGTTCCCTGCAGCGGGGCCCGTTAAGACTTCTATTATTGGTAAAGAAACACCAGAGTGTTTAGAAGCTGCTGCTCGTGTACAAGAAAATATGAACTATCAACTCATGGATAAGATGCCTGAGTATCGCCCAGAGCATGAAAGAATGTTATGGGGACTTGGGCTTGCAGGTAATGCGTTTAAGAAAGTTTATTATGATCCAGCATTAGAACGTCAAGTATCTGTATTTGTTACTGCTGAAGATATGGTCGTGCCTTATGGTGCTTCTAACTTAGAAACAGCAGAGCGTGTTACTCACGTAATGCGAAAAACTAAACAAGAACTACACAACTTACAACAGATGGGTTTTTATCGTGATATTGAGCTAGGTGATCCTGGCTACGATCTGGATGAAGTAGAGAAAAAGATTGCTGAACAAATGGGTTTCGATGCGACTAATGATGATCGCTATAAGATTCTAGAAATGAATGTTGATCTTGATCTGGAAGGATACGAAGATGAAGACGATGGCGAGAAGACAGGGATAGCTCTACCTTATGTTGTAACTATAGATAAAGGTACAACTGAGATTCTAGCAGTTCGCCGTAACTGGAAACAAGAAGACAAGCAAAAAGCGCGTAGACAACACTTTGTTCATTATGGGTACATACCCGGATTTGGTTTTTACTGCTTTGGTTTAATACATCTCGTTGGGGGGTTTGCGAAGTCAGGGACTATGCTCCTTCGTCAACTTGTCGATGCTGGCACACTCTCTAACCTACCCGGCGGATTTAAAGCTAGAGGACTCAGGATTAAAGGAGATGATACTCCTATAGGTCCAGCAGAATGGCGAGATGTTGATGCGCCTTCAGGAAGTATTCGTGATAACTTAATGCCACTTCCTTATAAAGAGCCAAGCCAAGTTCTTTCAACACTAATGGATAAGATTGTCAGTGAAGGGCGAAGGTTCGCTAGTGCTTCTGATATGAAAGTATCTGATATGTCAGCTAACTCTCCTGTAGGTTCAACACTTGCTATATTAGAAAGAACACTCAAAGTAATGTCTGCGGTTAACGCACGTATTTATTACTCTATGAAAAAAGAGTTCTCATTACTTAAAGATATTATTCGTGACTACACAGATCCAGATTATCAGTATGATCCTTCAACAGGTACACCCGGTGCTAAACAAGAAGACTACAATAAAGTTAACTTAGTACCCGTTGCTGATCCTAACGCTGCAACAATGGCGCAGAAAGTAGTGCAGTATCAAGCGGTTATGCAGCTTGCACAAACAAACCCAGACATCTACGACTTACCCGTACTAAACCGTCAGATGTTAGAAGTATTAGGCATTAAAAATATAGATAAGCTAATACCCGATAAAGAAGATATAAAAGAAGCAAACCCTGTTACAGAGAATATGAACCTTATTAATGGCAAACCCGTTAAAGCATTTATATACCAAGATCAGGAAGCTCACATTACTACACACATGGCCTTTATAAATGATCCTAAGATTCGTGAGATGATAGGACAGAGTACTAAAGCCAATGCAATTATTGCAGCGATGGAAGCACACGTAGCTGAACATATAGCATTTGAATATCGTAAACAAATAGAAGAACAACTTGGTGTTCCACTACCAGCTCCTGATGAAGTATTACCAGAAAGCGTAGAGGTAGAACTATCTCGTCTTGTAGCACGGGCTGGAGAGCAACTGCTTCAGAAAGGTCAAGCAGAAGCACAACAACAGCAAGCACAACAACAACAGCAAGACCCGTTAATCCAAATGCAACAAGCAGAGCTTCAGATCAAACAACAAGAAGCACAAGTTAAAGCTCAGAAAACTATGGCAGATATTGAGCTTGATAAAGCTAAGTTAGAGTTTGATAAATATAAAATGGAGTCTGGATTTGAGCGAGACTTAATATTAGAAAAACAAAGAATAGAATCACAAGAGTCAATAGTAGGCGCTAAGATTGGTGCTGAAGCTCAAATGGAGCAGAAAAATAATGAGGCTAAAGCAGTACTAAAAAGTGCTGAGTTAGGCGCTCAAGGTTTAAGTAAAGAGCTTGATATGCAGTTACGCGCAGAAGAAGAAAGACTACGCAGTAACACTGAAGTAGAAGATACAGAAATTCAACAAGATGAATAATTAATTTAAAAACCAACTAGAGGAATGCAAAATGAAAGAAACGCTAATGTTACTATCAGCGCAAATTGAAGAACGGCGAAAGATAATTCAAGAGGATCTTAGTGCAGGAAAGGCTAAAGATTTCGGTGGCTATCAACACGCCTGCGGAGAAGTCCGTGGGTATCTCATGGTTCAAAGTTTTATATCTGAACTACTTAGAACTAACAAAGAACAGGATGAAGATTTCGAATCTAGTCCTACTGATTCAGTGGTGAGCAAATGAATAAAATAGCAACGAGCGAAAAAACTTTAGTGTCTCCTGGAGGCGCTCCAATTAAATCTAAAGCTAAAGCAAAAAAAGATGCAGCTGTTTCAAAAGAAGAAGCAATGGACAACTTAGCTAAACAACTACCTGAAGTTAAGGGCTACCGTATTTTATGCGCTGTGCCCGAAGTTGAGGACGCTTATGAAAGTGGAATACTAAAAGCTGATGGAGCTAAAAAAATTGAAGAACATTCTACGGTTGTTCTATTTGTTATGTCCTTGGGTGATTTAGCTTACAAAGATAAAGATAGATTTCCTTCTGGTCCTTGGTGTAAAGAAGGTGACTTTGTAATTACCCGTGCTTATTCAGGAACACGCATAAAGATCCACGGTAAAGAGTTTCGTATTATTAATGACGATACTGTAGAAGCTGTGGTTAGTGACCCTCGTGGATATGCAAGAGCATAATTTTGTCTGGCTGGAAAAGCGCGGAACAACGAAGAGCTTACTATAAAGCGAATCGAGAAAAAGCATATAACTGGAGAAAGTCTTGGAAAGAGGCTAATTCAGAAAAGGTATTAGAGAGCCATAAAATCTATTACCAGAAACATACTGAACAAGAACGAATACGTGTAAGTATTTGGAGAAAAGCTAATCCAGAAAAAGTAAATGCTTATAAAGCAACAAGAAAGGCAACGCAAAAGAAAGTAAATGATATTCATACATCTGATGATAAATGGATATTAAAAGAAATGTACTCTTTAGCTAAATTACGCGAAGAGATGTTTGAGTTCAAGTGGCACGTAGATCATATCGTACCACTAAGCAAAGGGGGCAGACATTGTCTCACAAACCTTCAGGTAGTTCCTGAGTATTGGAATTTATCTAAAGGCAATCGAAACACTGATTTATTTATCAGTGCAATAAATGGAGAGCAAGATGACAAAGATAGTAAATGAAATACCGGAAGAATTAGAGATGGAGGGCGAAGAAGTAGAAGTTAGTACAGAAGAAAGCAAAGCTTCTAAACCCGAAAAATCTACCGCAGATGTCGAGCGAGTTGTACAAGAGAAACCACGTGCAGCTGAACCTGAAATTGAAATAGAGGAAGAAGATGATACACCTCTTGAAGATCAAGGGAAGGAACCTTTACCGCAAAAGATTGTTGACGAACTAGAGAATGATAATTTAGAAGATTATTCTGATCGCGTTAAACAACGTATGGCGCAGCTTAAAAAAGTTTATCACGATGAAAGGCGTGCTAAAGAACAAGCTGATAGAGAAAGAGAAGAAGCTATTCGTTTTGCGCGTCAGGTAGCAGAAGAAAATAAAGGTTTGAAAACTACTCTCAGTAGTGGTGAAGAAGACTATTTAAAAGCAATTAGAGAAGCACATGAAAAAGATCTGGCACTAGCTAAACGAGACTATCGCGAGGCTTATGATGTTGGAGATACGGATAAGGTTATTGAGGCTCAATCTAGAATGACTGAGGCACAATATAAATTATCTGCTAGTGTTGATAGAAAACCACAATTTAAAGCTGTACAACAGCCTGAGAATAGTGTAGATTTTCAACAAAATACCCCACAACCAAATGCTCAAGCTCCAGACGCTAAAGCAAAAGCTTGGCAAGATGCAAATCCTTGGTTTGGTAAAGACGATGAGATGACTGCGTTGGCGTTGGGTGTACATGAAAAACTTGTCAAAAGCGGTATAAACCCCACTTCTGATGAATATTACCGTAGTATCAATGATACTATGCAAAAGCGATTCCCTGAGAACTTTGGGGATAATTCGTTGGAAGAGGTTAAACCTGCCCAACGCAAACCTTCGAATGTTGTTGCACCGGCTACGCGCAGTACCGCGCCTAAAAAAGTACGACTAACCAAGACTCAATTAGCTTTGGCTAAAAAGTTTAGGTTGACACCGGAACAATATGCACGAGAAATGATAAAAACGGAGAACGCAAATGGATAAAGTTAAAAGAACTGATCGGGAAGTTGAAGTAAGAGAAGACCCTAAAAAAGAACGCGTATGGAAACCTGCGGCATTATTACCTGAGTTTACTCAGAAGCCAGGGTGGGTATATCGTTGGGTTAGAGTCTCTCTATTAAATGAACCGGATAACATGAACGTATCTTCGAAAATGCGTGAGGGCTGGGAACCTGTACTACATTCAGAGCACCCAGAACTTATAACCGGTACTCAACCCCAAGGACAATATAAAAACAATATTGAAATTGGTGGTTTATTACTATGTAAAGCTCCTAAAGAGCTAATGGAACAACGTCAGGCTTATATTGATAATAAAACTAAAAGTCAGACGGAAGCAGTCGATGCAGCATACCTGAATCAAAACGATCCAAGAATGCCTAAGTTTGCTGAAGGTTCTGAAAAGTTTGGAAGGGGTTAAAAATAAACCTTTTAATGGAGAAAGAAAATGGCATCTACAGCTAGTCCTTACGGACTTAAAGCCGTAAACCACATTGGTGGTACGCCTTATGCGGGTTCTACTCGCTTACTACCCATTGCTAGTGGATATGCAACCAACATTTTCAACGGTTCAATAGTTTCTATTGTAGCCGCTGGTACAGTTGAGATTGTTGTAACTACAGGTAATGGCGGTGGTGGAGCAGCAGCAGCGTTCCCCGCTGGTACAATTGGTGTATTTGTGGGTTGTACCTACTCAGACCCAGTTACAGGCAACTTAACCTTTAGTCAATATTGGCCATCAGGTACTGTTGCATCAGACGCTCAAGCATACATTGTTGATGATCCTGATGTAGTCTTTATGGCACAAGCAGACGCAGCAGTAACAGCAGTTGACTTAGGTCAGAATACTCATCTAGCAGCGGTACAAGCTACTGGCACAGGAAGTACCACTACAGGTAATTCTACTAGTGCAGTAACAGCTACAACAAATACTACGGCAGCTTTTGCTTTCCGTATTGTTGATTTTGTAGACAGCCCAACATCGGCTGTAGGTGACGACTTCACTGACTTACTTGTTAAGTTTAATGCTGGTGTTCACTCTTACAATAACTCAACAGGTATCTAAGGAGAATAAATCATGGCAATTTCAAGAGCTCAACTCTTAAAAGAGTTACTCCCAGGCCTTAATGCTTTATTCGGTTTAGAATATGCGCGTTATGGTGAAGAACACAAAGAAATCTACGAAGCAGAATCTTCGGACAGAAGCTTTGAAGAAGAAACTAAACTAGCTGGCTTCGCGGCAGCACCTGTTAAAGGTGAAGGCGCAGCAATTGCATACGATAATGCACAAGAAGCATTCACAGCTCGTTATAACCACGTGACAATTGCTCTAGGCTTCAGTCTTACTGAAGAAGCAGTTGAAGATAATCTATATGATTCTCTTTCAGCTCGTTACACTAAAGCTCTTGCTCGCTCAATGGCAAACACTAAGCAAGTTCGCGCAGCCAACGTTTTAAACAATGGCTTCAACGCAGCTTTCCCTGGTGGAGATAATGTGTCATTGTTCAATGCTAACCACCCATTAGTTTCTGGTGGCGTAAACAGCAACACTCAAGCAGTCGCTACAGACTTGAACGAAACAGCGTTGGAAAATGCTGTAATTCAAATTGCAGCTTGGACTGATGAGCGTGGACTGTTAATAGCAGCGAAACCTCGTAAACTAGTAATTCCACCTTCGTTGCAGTTCGTTGCGACTCGTCTATTAGATACAGAGCTACGTGTAGCTACTGCTGATAACGATATCAACGCACTACGTACTAACGGTGCAATTCCAGAAGGATATACTGTAAACCACTTCTTAACTGATGGTGATGCGTACTTCCTTACAACTGATGTTCCTAACGGTATGAAGCATTTCGAAAGAACTCCGCTTACTACTTCTATGGACGGCGACTTCGACACAGGCAATGTACGTTACAAAGCTCGTGAGCGTTACTCGTTTGGTTGGTCTGACCCACTAGGTATGTGGGGTTCTCAAGGTGCTGCATAAGTAGCACTGGCTCGGCGGAAAACCCTGGTGTCATCCTCCACCAGGGTTTTTCTTTTTCTGTTGTATAATCATTTTAATAAGTGTAGTATCCTAGTATTCCGGGAAAAATCCGGCTTATTAGACTGTCCCGGCAGACGCATACACGACTAATAAGCTTCACTTTGTATGGAGAAATTCAAATGTCAAGATCAACCTTTTCAGGTCCCGTTGCCTCAACTAACGGATTCGTACCAACAGGTCCTTCAGTAGCAATCAATGCTACAGCAACTATTACAGCACAGAATCTTCAAGTAGGATATATTACATCCACATCAGCAGCTGCAACAACTATTACTCTTCCTATTACTACTACAGCAGGCGGCGTTACAGGAATCTCTCAGCAAATGCTTGCAGTGAGAGGCCAACAATTTTCTTTTATAGTAGATAACACAGGCGGGGCTAACAACGTAACAATTGCTTTAGGTACTGGGGGATCACTATCTGATGCCGCTACTATCACTGCTTCTGCAGTTGCTTTTGGTAGATTAGTTGTCGCCAACGGTGCTACTGGTATGGCTCAATTTACTTTGATGTTTACTGGCGGTGATGGAGTAACTCCTGGTTCAGCTACAGGTTACACACTTACACGTACAGCATAAAGAGTTTAATAGACTAGGAAATTATTATGGACGGAGATATTTGGGCAATTAACCCTACGGTAAGTAACACTACTTATCGTGCTGCCGCAACTATTGCAGCTGATGCTCTTACTCTTACGTTGTTAACCGATAGCCCCGCGTTAAACGGGGCAGGTTATTTAGTAAATATTACCTCAGATGGAGATGATCGTGGTATTACTTTTACTGTAACAGGGCGTAGAGTAGGTAGTATATCTAGCGGTGATGTTAGCGAGGTTATTACAGGACCTAACGCTACTACAGTATCAGGTACAATTCCTTTTGCATCTATTACTAGTATTGTTGCAAGTGGCGCATCCACAAATGATGTATCTGTTGGTACAACAGGAAATTTATTCTTACCCAGAGCACGCATAAAAGGTTTTTATGTATTGTGCAGCGCTGCAGCTGGAAGCCTTGTTGTGCGAATAAATAGTGTAGATTCTGTGGTAAATACAATATTTAATATTTCTACACCTGCGGGCGCTACACTTGTTGAACAGCTACAACTACCGGGTCAAGGAATTTTAACTGCTAGACAGGTTAATGACTACGCAGAAGTAATACCAACTAACATAACTGACTACACACTATTTTGTGGGTAATGTATGGCAACGGCAAAGAAAGCTAAACCTAAAGCTAGAAAAAAAGGCGTATCTTTAGCAGTAGGAAGGGGCGAAAAGCTCCCCGTTTCTAAAGGAGCGGGTCTTACTGCGAAAGGTCGCGCCAAATATAATCGAAAAACTGGAGCTAATCTCAAGGCTCCTGCACCCAATCCCAAAACGAAAAAGGATGCGGCTCGCCGTAAATCTTTTTGTGCACGAATGTCTGGTATGAAAGGCCCTATGAAAGATTCTAAAGGTCGTCCTACTAGAAAAGCAGCATCATTAAAAAGGTGGAAATGCTAATGAGTACCGAACGTGAACTAGGAGAACATTCAGTAGCTATTGACCATATGCAAAAAGATATGGACGAAGTGAAAGAAGATATCCGCCACCTAAAAATTGCTGTTGATAATATTGAAACTATGTTATCTGAAATAAAGGGTGGTAGAAGAATGGCTATGTGGTTTTGCGGTGCTATCGGTAGTGCAATTACAACGGTTATATATTGGTGGGCTGGTAAGTAATGCCAGCTAAAAGCGCCAAGCAACTTAAACTAATGCAGGCGGTGGCTAATAACCCTAAGTTTGCTAAAAAGGTAAACATTCCACAGTCTGTGGGTAAAGAATATTCTAAGGAGAGCAAGATGTATAATAAGAAAATGATGATGGGTGGTAAAGTCAAGAAAATGATGAAAGGCGGCAAAGTCAAGAAAATGATGGGTGGCGGTATGGCTATGGCTGATAGAGCCGGTACTCGCGCTATGGACCCAAGAATGGCTATGGCTATGGACGCGCGGCGTAGACAAGCTGCAATGGGCGGCATGAAAAAAGGCGGAAGCGTAAAAAATGAACTCGAAGAATTAGGTCGAGTAGACGCTGAAAAAGCTTATACTAAAAAAGGTAAACGCAATCTAAAAGATGAAAAGAAGCGCGTTGTTAAAAATATTAAGAAAAACAGTAAAGCCTCTTCTGCATCTAAACGCGCAGATGGTATAGCTAAACGTGGGCGTACTCGCGGTAAAATGGTGTGATATGAGAGCCTCTCGTGGAATGGGAATTATAAACCCTAAAAAGATGAAAGCCGGTGGTAAGGTTTTTAAGTCTCATATGATGTATGATAAGAAGACGGGCAAAGCAGTTAAAGCTCCGACTATGGCTAAACATCTAGAGCTAAAGAAAAAAGGCTATGGACACACTAAACCTACTAAAATGAAAGCTGGCGGCGCAGTCGCTAAAGTTAACAAGGTCATAAAGGGTTTAAAGAAAGCTTCTAAGTCACACGCCAAACAAGCTAAGACTCTTGAATCTGTTAAGCTAAAAAAGGGCGGGAGTGTAAAAGATGCTTGCTATAAAAAGGTAAAGGCTAGTTATAGAGTCTTTCCTAGCGCTTATGCTTCTGGGGCTATTGCTAAATGCAGGAAAAAGAAAGCAGGTAAATAATGGCTGTTCGTAAAACCAAAAAAGGCGCATCTTTAAAACGCTGGTTTAAAGAAGATTGGAAAGACGTAAGAACAGGTAAAGCTTGTGGTAGAAAAAAAGGTGAGACTCGTGGTACGCCTTACTGCAGACCTTCTAAACGTGTTTCGGCTAAAACTCCAAAAACATCTGGGGAGATGACACCTGCACAAAAGAGATCGCGTATAGCTCAAAAGAAAAGACTTGGGCAACCAGCGGGTAAACCTCGTAGAGTAGCGGCACTTAAAAGAAAAGGTAAGAAATAATGACAACGACAAATACGCACAACTTTAATCTTGATCTTAACTTGCTAGTAGAAGAAGCGTTTGAGCGTTGCGGTGCAGAACTTAGAACGGGCTATGATTTAAGAACGGCTACTCGCAGTTTGAATTTACTTACTATTGAATGGGCTAACCGGGGTATTAATCTTTGGACTGTAGAACAAGCTACTATTCCTCTTGTTCAAGACACTGCAACATATGATCTACCTACAACTACTATTGATCTTATCAGTCAGGTTATTAGAACAGGGACGGGAACAACACAAGCAGATATAACTATATCTAGAATATCTAATCCTACCTATGCTTCTATACCTAGTAAAAATGACACGGGCAGACCCATACAAGTTTATATAGATAGACAGGCAGCGGTTCCTAAAATAACTTTATGGCCTATCCCAAATGACGGAAGTTATACTTTTGTTTATTGGTTTTTAAAAAGAATTGACGATGCAGGCACGGGCGTTAATACCCAGCATATACCCTTTAGGTTTTTACCTTGTATGGTTGCTGGACTTGCTTATTATCTATCACTAAAGATTCCAGAAGCAGGACCTAAGATACAATTTTTAAAACAAGAATACGAAGAGCAGTGGCTACTTGCTTCTACAGAAGACAGAGAAAAAGCTACATTATCTTTAGCACCCAGACAATCATACGTATAAGGAGAATTAAAATGCCAAAGAAAAAATCAAATAAACCTACATTTACGTTTAGAGAACCGACTCCAAAAGAACTTAAAGAAATGTACCCAGATGATATGGCACGTGAAGCAGTAAAAGATGCAAAAGAAAAAAAGGCAGAACGCCGCAAAAAAGTAGAAAAATATGAACCGAAGAAAGTAAAGGAAATAAGGAATATGAAAGCTGGTGGAGCACTAAAATCACCTGCTAATCCCGGATTAAAAAAGTTACCTACAAAAGTTCGTAACAAAATGGGTTATATGAAAGCTGGTGGTAAGGTTACATCAAAGTGTAAACGTGATGGTATAGCTATACGCGGTAGGACCAAAGGTAGAATGGTTTAGAATGAGTAACGCTTTTGCTAGTAAAAAGAATGCGATAGCAGACTGTGATATTTGTGGGTTTCAATTTAAGCTAACAAAATTAAAAAGCTTAGTTATAAGAACTACAAAAACACAAATACTAGCGTGTCCTGAGTGTTGGAACCCAGATCAACCCCAGAACTTACAGGGTATGTATCCGGTTACTGATCCCCAGGCTATACAAGATCCTAGACCTGATAAGAGTTTTGTTATTGCGGGACCTTACAGCTCAAGAGATATACAATGGGGGTGGAACCCTGTAGGGCTTTCAAATCCTTTACAACTAAAAGGACTAGAGAATTATTTATTAGCAGAAGGACAAATAGGAACCGTAACGGTTACTACAACTTAGGAGAAAGCAATGAAACAGAATGAAGAAAGAAAACCTAAAATGGTAGATGGTTTTACACAACCGCAAGACGTACCTGTACCTAATACAGCTGGGTATCCAGAAAAAAACATTAAAACTACTGGTGTAGTAACTCGTGGTAATGGTTGTGCTACTAAAGGTACTATGGCTCGTGGGCCGATGGCATAAGGATAAGTAATGAACTATACAGAGTTAGTTGCTGCGATTAAGTCATATACTGAAAATGAATATCCTACTGTAGACGTTAATCTATTTATAGAACAAGCGGAACAGCGTATATTTAATTCAGTTCAAATACCTGATTTACGTAAAAATGTAACGGGAAATATAACAGCGGGAAACAAATATCTTAATGTTCCTTCTGATTGGTTAGCTACTTTTAGTTTGGCTGTTATAGATACAACTACTAACGAATATACTTATCTTCTTAATAAAGATGTAAATTTTATTAGAGAATCATATCCCGATACAGATGATGCTTTTCAAAAAAAACCAGAGTATTATGCGGTTTTTGATGATACAACTTTTATATTAGGAGCTACGCCAGATGTTGCTTACAGCGCTGAACTTCATTATTATTACTATCCTCAAAGCATTGTTGTTGCTGGTACTAGCTGGCTTGGGGATAATTTTGATAGTACATTATTATATGGATCTTTGTTGGAAGCGGCTACTTACTTGAAAGCTGATGCTGATACTATTACTAACTATATGACTAGATATAAAGAAGCTATGGACTTAATTCAAAATTTAGGTGAAGGTAAAAACAGACGAGACGCATATAGAAGCGGTCAAGCGCGTATTCCTGTTAAAGGTAGTAGAGGATCTATATAATAAACACATTAATAAAATATTTAGAGTAGGGATTTAATTATGGCAATTTCACAGGCTATGTGTACCTCGTTCAAAGTAGAACTGTTAACTGGGACACACAATTTTACTAACGGCGGAGATACATTTAAAGTTGCGCTATTTAGAAACCAAGCAGCTATCTCAGGTACTTTTGGTGCAGCTACAACTAATTTTTCACAAATGGGAGCAGACCAAGTAACCGGTACGGGTTATACTTCTGGAGGGTTTACTTTAACAAATGTAACTCCTACTTCTACGGGTACAACCGCATTTGTTGATTTTAGCCCTAATGCTACGTTTGCCAATTCTACCCTTACTTCTTGTGGTGCTTTAATCTATAACAGTACAGAGGGAGGTAAAGCAGTAGCGGTATTAGATTTTGGTGGAGATAAGACTTCAACTAATGGTACTTTCACTATTGTATTCCCAGCTAATGATGCTTCTAATGCGATTGTTCGTATAGCTTAATAGGATTTAGTATGGCGCTCATTTTAAATGATAGAGTAAAACAAGAGACTACTACAACAGGAACGGGCACAATTACGCTTGGTGCTCAACCTGCTGGGTATCAGTCTTTTGCTGCGGGTATTACTAACGGAAGCACGGTTTATTATGCTATCGCTAATACTGAAAGTGGAGTAACAGAATGGGAAGTAGGTTTAGGTACATTCTCTTCTTCTGGCGCTGGTACTGTTACTAGAGATACTGTCTATACTTCGTCTAACTCAAATAATAAAACAAACTTCGGTGCTGGTACGAAAGAAATTTTTGTTACTTATCCCGCCTCTAGATCGCTTTTTAAGGCTGCTGATAATTCTATTTCTCTTCCCGGAGCAACTACTTTTGGTAGTACCGTTTTACTTAATCAAGATCCTACACTTAACTTACAGGCGACCACTAAACAATATGTAGATAACTCTATTGCTGCGGGCTTAGATATCCACACTGCGGTAAGACTAGAAACAACTGGAGCTTTAAGTGCCGGATACTCAAATGGTTCTTCAGGTGTTGGCGCTACTTTAACTAATAGTGGAACCCAAGCCGCATTAGTAATAGATGGCGTTGCAGCGGTTGCTAATGATAGAATTTTAGTACAACAACAATCTAACGCTGCTCATAATGGTATTTATGTTGTTACTAATATTGGTTCAGCTTCATCAAACTGGATATTAACTCGATCTACTGATGCAAACACTTTTGGGTTAAACACCCCAACTAAACTAGGACAGGGGTCCTATGTATTTGTAACATCTGGTAATACTAGAGCGGGTCAATCTTTTGTTTGTAATACTGTAGGGACAATTACTTTTGGTACAACAAACATAACTTTTGCTCAGTTTTTTGCAACGCCAGTTTATAGTGGAACCGCGCCAATAAATGTAACAGGACAAGTTATATCCTTAACTGGAGTTGTCGGTCCAACAAAAGGTGGTACAGGATTAAGCTCATTAGCAACGGGTAATTTACTCTATGGTACGGGAACTAATACTTGGGGTGCCCTGGGTCTAGGAGCAGCATATAAAGTGCTTGTTGTTAATTCAGGTGGTTCACAACTTGAATGGGGTACTGTTGCATTAAACCAATCAGCTGCAGTATCAGGAGCTTTGGGTGTTGCTAATGCGGGTACGGGATTAACTTCTTATACACTTGGAGATTTAATTTATGCTTCAGGTAGTGCAGCACTAGCTAAACTTGCAGGGAATACAACCACCACTAAAAAATACTTACAAGAACAAGGTAACGGAAGCGCCGCCGCTGCCCCTAGTTGGCAACAAGTAGCCGCTGCAGATATATCAGGGTTAGCTACGAGTGCAACAACAGACACTACCAATGCAGATAATATCTCTAGTGGTACCTTACCTGCGGCACGTCTTTCAGGTTCGTACACTGGGATTACAGGCGTTGGTACTTTAACAGCGGGAACTTGGTCAGCAAGTACTATTGCTTTAAATAAAGGCGGTACAGGAGCTACAACTGCAAGTGATGCAAGAGATAATTTAGGTGTAGAGATAGGTGTTAATGTACAAGCCTACGATGCCGATTTAACAGCAATAGGTGGTTTAGCAAAAACAGACGGTAACTTTATTGTTGGTAATGGTTCTACTTGGGTAGCAGAAAATGGTGCTACAGTCAGAACATCTTTAGGATTAGGAACAGCGGCTACTACAGCAGCCAGTGCCTATGCTACTGCTGCTCAAGGAACTAAAGCAGATAATGCAGCAGCTAAAGCTAGTAACCTATCTGACTTAGCAAATGTAAGTACAGCAAGAGATAATCTTGGAGTACAGATTAATGATGATGTAATAGGTTATGTAACACCTAGCACTTCTGGTAATGTTTTAACTTCTAATGGTTCTGCTTGGACAAGTGCAGCATTACCAGCAGCAGGTAAAATATTACAAGTTGTTCAAGGTACTACTTCAACAGAAGTTATAAGCACTGTTACCTCAGATACTGACACAACTTTAACTGCAAATATAACTCCAAGTGCAACATCAAGTAAAATTTTAGTTCTTGTTGAGCAAGCTGGTTGTGGTAAGCGTAGCGGAAATAGTTGGCTAAATTTAAAATTAGTAAGGGGTAGCACTACAATTATTACTTTTTGTACATTTGCTGCTTATACAGGCACTACTACTGATAACATGATTGGTACTATTAGCACTTCTTTTTTAGATAGCCCTAGCACTACTGATCAAACAACTTATAAAACTGTAATGTCTACAGGAAATACTCCAATAAGTCTTTTTGTTCAAGCAGATGATGCAGGAGCGCAAACCTCTACAATTACTTTAATTGAGGTAGCAGGATAATGGCAAACGAAATTAAAACACGAGATGCAATACAATCTTTAAAACCTAATGCTGAGTGGACACTAACAGGAAGTAGTTTAAATTGGTTAGATTCAGAACAAACAGAGCCTACATCAGATGAACTAGCAGCAGAGGTTATTAGGTTACAAGCAGTTTATGATGCAAAAGCATACCAGCGTACTAGGTCTTTAGAATACCCATCAGTACAAGACCAATTAGATATGCAATATTGGGACAGTGTTAATGGTACAACTACTTGGGCAACTGCAATAGCTAAAGTTAAAACAGATAACCCAAAACCATAGGTAATTATTTATGTCTAACATGACAGATTATGAGGCAGGACAGTTAGTAGCAGTAGTTACTCAGCTTAAAAGAGCAAGTATCTAATGCTGGGTTTTAATGCTTTTAGTCAAAATGCTATAGCTGACATTCAATCTGGTGTTAATATTAGTGTTGTTGTAACTGGAGTTCAAGGCACTACAGCCTTAGGAACTGTGGTTGTAACTGCAGACGCTAATGTTAGTGTAACTGGGGTTCAGGGCACTACGGCTCTAGGCGCTGTAACTGTAACTGCAGATGCTAATGTTAATGTAACGGGAGTGAGTGCTACAGGTGTACTAGGAGTTGTATTAGTATGGGGTATAATTCCTACTCCTCAAGTACCAGATTGGCAAGTAATAGTAGAAGGACAAACACCAGCTTGGAACACTATTACCACTCCACAAACTCCTGATTGGGAAAAAATAGCTTCATAGGTATAATAGAAAATAAAACAAGAGATTAAATAATGACTACTTATTCAAATTTAGGCATAGCACTCATAGGAACCGGCGAAGAATCGGGTACGTGGGGAACCGTAACTAATACTAATTTACAGTATGCCCTTCAAGAGCCTATTGCTAATAGTGTAAATGTAGCTGTTTCTGGTGGAGGTGTTACAGATACAATGACATGGAATGCTTCTTCTAATGCTTCCCAACCGGCAAGATTTTTACGATTAAACCTAACAGGTTCTGGTGGTGGTACAGGAAACTTGGTTGTTCCTACGCTTAGTGGCGGTAAAAATTATATTATTAACAATGCTTCTAATAGTGCAATGACTGTAAAAACAGCAAGCGGTTCAGGCATTTTAGTGCCTGCAGGTAACTCTCGCTCTGTTTATCAAGATGGAACAAATGTAGTTTTGACGAGCAATTACTTTACAGGTACGGGCGATTTCGGTGCTCTATCTGCTTCGGGTACTGTTTCGGGTAATGGTTTTGTTGCTAGGTTTGCAACTCCAGGCCCTATTGGAGACGGAACCCCAAGTACGGGTGCTTTTACTACGGGTGCTTTTACTACGCTAACTAATACAGGTAATACTACATTAGGAGACGCTGCAGGCGACTCAGTTATTTTTAATGCTTCTACAGCTACTATCCCAAACAATTTAACACTTAGCGGTACGGGTTCTATTACGCTTCCTGTTGGTACAACAGCACAAAGACCCACACCGGCGGTAGGTATGCTCCGTTATAATTCAACTTTATCGACTGTTGAACAGTATGCAGGTAGCGCTTGGACTGGAATACCTACTACGGCTTCTATCACTGCACTCATTGATGCGGCTGTTTTAGCAGGTAAGTTAGCTTTATATCCAGTCGGTACTATTTACACACAAGCAGGTGTATCTACTAATCCGGGTAGTTTACTTGGATTTGGTACATGGGAAGCATTTGGTACTGGACGAGTATTGGTAGGATTAGACGCAGGAAACGCACTAATGGATACACTAGGAGAAACAGGTGGTAGTGCTAATTCTCCTGCTGTTAATACAACTACTGGTGCTACAGCACTTACAGCAGCACAAACTAAACAAGGTAACTTATCAAGTGTTCGTTTAACACAAACTTCTAATTCTGCTGGTCCTGTAGCTATACCAGCAACGGGTGAATCAGATGCTGTAAATGTAGATGCTAACAGTGTTTCAGGATCTTTCGGATTACAGTTTACTAACAATTCAAGTACATCTGATACACACACTCACTCAGTAACTAATGGTACTACTACTAATGCTAACTACCAACCGTTTATTGTGGTTTATATGTGGAAACGGACTGCTTAGATGAAAGACTATAACATCTTTTGGGGTATTGTTTTTATATATGCTTTAGGCTTATTTCTTTGTGTAATGATTCCTAGTGAAGCCAATGCAGCAACAGAAGTAAACACCACTACTAACTCTGATTCAGAAGTTAAGTCTAGGGGTAGAACAGTAGTTATATCGCCCCCTCCCTCTGCTATTAGCCCCTCTATGGGTGGTTCTTCTTCTGATATATGTACATCTGGGGTCAGTGGGGCAATACAAACACAAATCTTAGGTGTGTCTACAGGTGAAACAGTACGAGATGAGAACTGTGAACGATTAAAGATTTCTAAGACCTTATACGATATGGGTATGAAGGTAGCAGCAGTATCAGTTTTATGTCAAGACAGAAGGGTCTATGATGCAATGGGTATGGCAGGTACTCCTTGTCCGTTCTTAGGTGAGATAGGTACAGCAGCAGCTAAGAAATGGAAAGCAAACCCTGAGTTAATACCAGAACCCATAATATTGGAAACAAAACAAGATGTCAGAGAGCGTCAAGGTTGGATTGCTAGCGGTACTGTTACTCTCGCTATGCTCCTATTCTTACTGTAATGAGGTTAAGCTAACTAGCCCTAATCATACTACTGTACATGATGACCACTATGCAGAAGTACCTTTACAGTTTGTATTTCCTTTTTATGGTGAGGAGTTTGAAACCTCCTATATGTTTACGAATGGTGTAGTTGGTTTTCGTAATCCAACAGATAGTCAAGTAGAAAGCCACTGGTGCTGTAATGGTCGTGATTTACAAACAATGGCTGAAAACGAACAGAATATTAGTAGATATGGGTATGCTATAGCCCCATTATGGACAGACTTAATAGATTTAGGTGCAGAAAACAGCGGGTTATTTACAGAAGGTGATACCTCACAACAGACTTACAGGTGGAAAAACCTAGCAGAATATTATAATGCTAGTAGATTAAACTCTTTTGAGTTACAGATTAAGCAAGATGGTTCGTACACAGTAGATTATACTGCTGTAAACATACAAAACCATGCAATAGCTATAGGAGAATCAGGAGATTTAAATACAGGTTCGTATGAAGGTATTCAAAACTATTATTATCCTTCGGGGTATCAGGGAGTACCAGAGTCATATGGTAATGAGCAGAATAGTATTAATGTTCTCAATACTCTTTGCGCCGCAAACGCTTTATACGACCCTCAATGCTCTGGATATGCAGAGGCGTATGCACAACAGCTATATATCACGGAGTGTAATCAAAACACATTATACGATAGTGGTTGTAGTGGGTACGAAGAAGCCTATTTTCTTGACCAGTGTACAACAGATGCAACCTACAGTAGAGATTGCAACGGATATGAAGAAGCATACCTAGAACAACAGTGTATGTATGACCCTCAGTATGACACTACTTGTGCAGGGTATGTAGAACCGGAGCCAGAACCAGAAGTAGTATTAATTGAAGAAGTACTAGAGCAACCAGATTTAACGACAGATTTTACAAGTGCTAGTGGTTATGAGATTGAAGGTATACCTTCTTTTACAATGCCAACATACGAAGAGCCACAGGTATTTGAACCAGAAATAATACAGATAGAACCAGAGCCTATTGAAGCGCCTGTAGAGATGCAACAAGAACTAGAAAGGGAGATTGCCGTTGTTGAGCCACAGCCTAGTGAACCTGAACAGATGGAAGTGCTTGAACCAGAGGTGGGAGAAGAACCTATCGAGGAGATTGTTGAGGCAGAGCAAGAGTCAGAGGAAAGAGAAGAACCAAGAGAGGAGAGAGAAGAGCCAGAGGAACTAGAAATTGTTGAGGAAAGGGAAGAGCCTGTTGATGAACAAGAAGATAGAGCCGAGGAGCAACCGATTGAGGCGACAGTTGCTAACAAACAAGCTCCGAAGAAGGTTGAGAAAAAACAAGTCTCTACAAAAAATGATAAACTTAAAGCCCTTGTATCAAAAAGAGCAGTAGCTTTAACTAAAAAAGTAGAAAGTGCAGTTACTTTAGAACAACAAGTGGTAGTACAGCAACAATTACTATCTCTTATATCTTTTGTACCAGACTTTAATTATGCTGAACAAGAGATGAAAGACTTAGCAAGTTTTTATCCACCGCAAGAGAATGTTGATAATGCTTTTGCTAGATGGTTTGTAAACGATAAGAACTTTATAAAATTAGAAGACTTACAATATCCACAAAGGAATACACAATGGCAGAGATAGAATACGCGGGAGTCAAAGTAGGTGGTAGTAAACTACTATTAATCATACCTTTAATTGGTAGTATTATAGGTGGTTTGTGGGGTGGCTTTGAGTTCTATAAAGACTATACAGATATGAAAGAACAAATACAAAGTTATGTTGCGCCAGATTTAAGTGATGTAGATAAAAAAGTAGCAGTGTTTGCAGCAGAGAATTTAACTATTCGTCAGACAATGGAACAACAAGTTAAGATTATAGAAAAGCTATCTGCTGATATGTATAAGCTAGAAGAACGAATAGATAAGAAAATTACTAAAGCTTTGGAAAACCCGTTAAACTATTAGGAGGATAAATTATGTTATCTATGTTATCTGGTATATTAGGTTTTGCTACATCAGGACTGCCTAATGTGCTAAAGTTTTTTCAGGAAAAAGGAAATCAAAAGCATGAACAAGAAATGGCTAGACTGGCTACAGAACGCTCTTTGGCAATGGCTGCAAAAGGATTCGCCTCTCAAGAGAAAATTGAAGAATCTAAAACCGATCAAGTTAATATGCAAACTTATGCCCAAGAACGCACAGACTTATATAAACACGATACGGGAATGGCTGAAAACGCGAGCCAGTGGGTTATTAATCTTAGATCCTCTGTGCGTCCTATTATCACTTATGTGTTTATTTCTCTTCTTCTTTTTGTTGATATTGCTGGTATGATTTGGGCTATTAAGTCTGGTGTAGAATTTCAAACCGCAATGGATATTGTATTCTCTGATGAAGAAATGGCTATTGTGGCTAGTATTATAGGTTTTTGGTTCGGTAGTCGTCATTGGGGCAAGTAGGTGTTAGAATACCGTAAGACGTGATGAGATAAAAATATGCCACTAACAAAATTAAAGTTTCTCCCCGGTATTAATCGAGACCGAAGTAACTTAGCTTCTATGGGCGGTTGGTATGATGGAGACAAAATTCGTTTTAGAGAGGGTTACGCAGAAAAAATAGGTGGCTGGACGGTAGCTACTTTTGACCGATATGTAGGAGAAGCGGTTAAAATTTTTGTTTATTCTACTTTTACTGGTATTGAACTTACAGGACTAGCTACAAGTCAAAAAATATATATTCGAGCAGGTACAGCCCTTTACGACATTACTCCTATTCGTGCTACTTTTACTTCTACTGCTACAAATAATTGTTTTACTACTACTTCGGGTTCTGGTGTTGTTACTGTAGCTATTACAGGACACGGAGCACAAAATGGTGACTTTGTTACTTTTAGTGGCGCCGCTGCTGTTGGTGGTGTTACCGCCGCCCAACTAAATCAAAACTTTGAAATAACTTATATTAATGCAAATAGCTTTAGTATCTCAACCGCGGGCACTGCAACTTCTGCAGCAACTGGAGGGGGTACAGGAATTACCGCGGCATTTGAAATTAACATTGGTCCCGATACTTCAGTGGGTGGTTATGGTTGGGGCACTAGCACTTGGGGTCGTGGTACTTGGGGTTCGGGTTCTGCTACACCCGCCCTTATTAGTGTTCGCCTTGTCTTTATGGACAACTTTAATGATGATCTTATTTTTAATCTAAATGACGAGGGTCCTATTTTTTATTGGGATTTTAGCGCTGGGTTTACTACTAGAGCTGTTTTATTAAGTAGTATTTCGGGTGCAATTGCTGTACCAACTAAAACAGAACAAACCTTTTTTGCTCCTTCAGGTCATTTACTTGCTCTTGGTTGTAGTGAATATAGTCAAGTTGATACTGCAGGCATATCAATTAATAGTATTACTCGCGTTGCAGGAAACAGAGTAGCTACGGTAACTACAGCTAGTAGTCATAATTTAGAGACGGGTGACTACGTGACGATGTCAGGACAACAACCCAAAGATTATCTTGGTGATTATCAAATAACTGTTACAAGCGGAACTACATTTACTTATACAATGCTTAGTGCTCCTGCATCAAATGCTACTACAGTTGGAACTTATGTTTACAATGACTATAGTCAGGGTATCTTTGATCCTTTACTTATTCGCTGGGCGGATGTTAATGCAGATATAGGGCCTAAACCCGAATATTGGAAACCTGAGATAGCTAACTCTGCAGGATTTTTAAGAATACAAGAAGGTTCTAAAATTATTACGGGTCTTAACACAAGACAGGAAACGCTAGTGTGGACAGAAAGTACTCTAAATACCCTGCAATTTTTAGGTACTGCCGAGGTATTTAAACTACAGCTACTTTCTAGTTCTACTAGTATTATGGGGCCTAACGCTGTTGTTGAGGTAAACAACATTACCTATTGGATGGGTACAGATAACTTTTTCCAATACGATGGTCGAGTCAATGTACTCCCTTGTCCACTACTACGTTATGTATTTGAAGATATTAATAGAGTTCAATCAAGCCTCGTTTATGCAGGGTCAAATAAAGAATTTAATGAAGTAGTATGGTTTTACTGTTCAAGTGGTAACTCAAGTGCTAATCGTTATATTATTTATAATTATAGAGATAAAATTTGGTATTACGGACAGCTTAATAGAACAACATGGCTTGATGCAGGAATTAATGAATTTCCTTTGGCGACTGCTAATGGTTATATATATAACCACGAACGAGGAACAGATGATGGGCAGCCACTAGGAGCTACGTCTCTTCCTATTACTGCTTACATTGAGTCTGCTTTTGTTGATATAGATGCTGGTGAGTTTTATATGCTGACTAAACGGATAATACCAGACGTTGATTTTACCGCTTCTGATCCTGCTGTTACTCCAGAAGTTGATATGTCTGTTGCCATTACTAAGTTTCCTGGTGCAGCTACCTCTGTATCAGATGTAGGTGGGGTTCCACTAACACGTAATGTAGTTACCACAGCAGGAACTATTTCTCAGTATACTAATGAAGTTTTTCTTAGAGCTAGGGGTAGACAAATTAGTTTTAAAATAACATCAAATACTTTGGGAACTCAGTGGCAGTTAGGTGATACAAGACTTGATGCTAAACCCGATGGACTAAGAGGCTAAGATGGCAGATATAACACAACCGACTGGACCTAATTTAGTTAACCCTTCTACTGAATATGAGCAAGGTACACAAGAACAACTTAATAACCAACTACGGATTTATTTTAACTCTTTAGACGCTGCAAACGCAGAAGAAATAAGAAGTATTAAAAGTAATAGTGTTCTTGGTTGGTTAGGAGTTTATTAATGGCTGATTTTCAAGACATTACAGGAATTAAAATAGCACAAGCAGCTATAACAACCGGCTATGTTGTTATCTATACGTCACCAACTGATACGCGAACCTATATAAAAGATATTATGATTGCTAATACAACAGGGTCTGGTGGCGCTGCCATTACCGTATCAGTAAATATAGTTCCTGAAGCAACAACAACAGGTACAAGTAATGCAGTTATAGCTGATTACAGCATAGCAAAACAAGAGTATTTACAGTGGTCAGGACTACAGATTCTTAATCCTGGTGATACTATAGAAGTTAAAGGTTCTGCAACAGGTTGTACTGTAACGATTAGTGGCGGTCAAGCAGTATAACAAAAGGGTTTATAAGTGTTACACTACATGGTACTATCGAGAAAATCGATAGTTATAATTAACAAAGATTAACAGGTTTTATTATGGGTTGGTTTAGCGATATTTTTAGTCCAGAAGTTTTGATACCTATTGCAGCTGGAGCTTTCTTTGGACCTGGTGGTGCAGCGTTAGCAAAAGGTAGTATGGGCACGGCCGCACTTGCTGGTGCTGCTACAGGGGGTGGCATCGCTGCTTTAAAAGGTGAAGATCCATTAATGGGTGCAGTTACCGGCGGTTTGGGGGGTATGTCAGGTGGAAGTTTAATGAATGCATTTAACCCAGCATCCGCTGCACCTGCTGCAAGCACATCAACTGCGGGCACATCGACTGGCGGAGGCTTAACTCAAGCAGGGTATGAACAAGGGTTAAATTATTATGCTCCTACATCTCAGGGTGTATCAGGCAGCGCTTTTACAAATCAGGGTATATCAGGCAGTACTTTTGCAGACCCATTTGGGCCAGGAGCAACTAATCAATTTGTTTCGGGACTACCATCAGGACCAGGAGCAGGAACACAGAGATTTGGTATTCCCGGTAGTTCTATGAATCAAGCAGGGTATGAACAAGGGTTAAAATTTAATCCCAATGCTTCAGGATTGGTGGGGGATCTTCCCGGCGGAGGCTTAACTCAAGCACAATATGAACAAGGGTTAAACTTTGATCCCAATGCTCCAGCATTGATGGGGGGTAATACGTTTGATCCCACAGTTGTTGGAACTAATAACACAAATTATCTAACTAGTACATCATCTTTAGACCCTTATGGACCACAGCAATCTCTTATAAGAGCTAATAGTGCTCCCCCTATAGATAGAAGTTTTAGTGCTGGATTAAACCGTCTTGGAGGCGAAGGAAAATACGGAACTGCTAAAGGCGCAGGTAGGCTAGGTCTTATGGGACTAGGCCCAGCTGTTCAGGCGGGCTTATTTGAAACTCAACCTATGGACTTTACGCAAATAGAAGATGGTATGTATGACCCTAATGATAGACTCGATTTAAGTAACGATACTGGATTAAGATTAATTGCTAATGGTGGTTACATAGGAAAAAGAAATTATGCTGATGGTGGTTACTTAGAAGGTGGTGGTGTACCAGCGGTTATGGAAGGATCAGAAACTGAAGTTATGTCAACAGAACGCGATGGAATGAGTGACAGTATTGCAGCTACTATTGATGAAACACAACCCGCTGCATTATCTGAAGGAGAGTTTGTAGTACCTGCTGACGTTGTTTCTTTCGCAGGTAATGGTTCTTCTGAAGCTGGAGCTAGAAAATTTTATAAAATGTTAGGTGATATTAGAGAAGCATCTACAGGTCAGAGAGAACAAATTAAAGAGATTGATGTAGAGGAGTATATGCCAATGAGTGATGGAATAGGTGCACTTGCGTAATGCACATCTCTTTAGTGCCAACAGATCACATTGATGAGATTTGGCCCAGAGTAAAAAAACATATGGAGCGTGCCGCAGAGTATACTTATGGCAGGTTCTTAGCAGAAGATATAAAAGATAACTTAACTGCACCCGATACCGCACAACAATTGTGGATCGCATTTGATAAAGATAAAATTTATGGGGCTGGCGTTACTGAGATTATTGAGTTCCCTAGATTAAAAACTCTTACTATGCACTTTGTAGGGGGAGATGAATTTAAGAAGTGGGGGCACAAGGGCTTGGAAATATTTCAAAACTTTGCAAAAGATAATAACTGCGATGTAATAGAATCATATGGCAGACCAGGTTGGGAAAAAATGTGGAAGAACGATGGTTATGTTTCTAGATATACATTATACGAATTACCAGTAGGGAAATAAAAATGAATGTACTAAAGCTATTACCAAATAAATTTAAAGTATGGGCGCTCAAGAATCTATATTCCGATATAGCTTCTAAGGGAGATGAGGGTGATACCGCATTAGCTCATGTTAACTCTTTTGAAGTTGCATTACTTAGAGCCGTTGGTGGTTCGGGTACAATTAATGCAAAAACAGGGTTACTAGAATTTAAAGGTGGTGGTTCTTCTAAGCCTTCAGAAACTACTAGCTACTCTACTAATTTACCTGAGTACGCTGAACCTTACTACCAAGAGTTAATGAAGCAAGCGGGTAAGCAGACGTATACTACAGATAGCGCAGGACAAGTTACAGGCGTACAGGACTACACTCCTTATGAAGGAGAAAGAATAGCTGGGTTTACAGATCAACAGCAAGCAATACAAAATCAAGTGGCTGGCTTGCAAACTCCCGGTGGGCTTGCTAATTCTCAAGCAGGTCTACAACAAGGTACTAATTTAGGTTTGGGTGCTGCTCAAACAGGCATAACAAATGCTTTAAATTATACTCCTGGTTCTCTTACTAGCTTAGGTATGAATGCTCCTAGCACTTTTGGTAATCAACAGGCTCAACAGTACATGAGTCCTTATCAACAAAATGTTGTTGATGTTCAGTTAGCCGAAGCTAGAAGACAGGCTGATATAACAAAAAATCAACAGGCTTTAGGTAGTTTAGGACGCGGTACTTTTGGTGGTGGCAGGCAGGCTCTAATGTCTAGTGAAGGTGATAGAAATTTAGCCACTCAACTTGGTAAAATTCAAGCTCAAGGTTCACAGAATGCCTTTACAGCGGCACAAAAACAATTTAATGCAGATCGAGCTGCAGGTATGTCAGCTGAAGAAGCTACATTAAAAGCCGACATGGATCAAAGAGCTAGAGAGCAACAGGCCGAACAATTTGCTATAGGGCAACAAAAAGAGTTGGGCCTTACAGGACTACAAACAGGACTAACCGGAGCTGAAGCTACTGGTACTATGGCTGCTAGAACACAAGTAGCAGATTTAGAAAGACTTAAAGCACAGGCTGTAAGTGCAGGTGAGCAGCAAATGCTACAACAACAAATTGATGATCTTAATTATCAAGTGTTTAGAGAAGAAGAAGACTACCAAAGAAAATTATTACAGTTTCAATCTGATATTCTACGCGGTAACGCTTCTGCTTTGGGTTCAACAGTTACGAATTATGCGCCACCTCCAAGCTTATCTTCTCAGATTGCCGGTACTGGGTTGGCTGGTCTTGGTTTAGCTAAAATGTTGGGGAACTCATAATGAACGGAATAATGGGACTAGCACAAGGTAATAGACCAATGGATATGGTGGGTGGACTAGGGCGATCTAATCGTCAAGAGGCTTTACGTAGAGAAACAGCTCCTGTTAAACAAGGGCAGTATCTAAACCCAATTGAAGTAGCGGATTCTTTAAAAAGAATAGATAAAGCCGCGCTTATTGAGTATATGCAAGACCCCAGCAATAACGGAAATATAGTTAATCAACTGCACGGAGCTGGTGTAGAAACATATCAACTGCTTGGCGCAATAAAGAGTAAAAGTTCTCCTGCTCCTGTTGTACCACCAATGCAAACCGTAGCAGCACAAATAGTACAAGAAGCTATACCTCAAGGTATGCCTTCTCAAGGTGAACAAGTTATTACAGACACGGTTTCAGAAACTGGTATCGCAGCTAATGACCCACAGAATATAGGTATGGCAGCGGGCGGTATTGTAGGTTATAAAGAGGGCGGTCCCACAAATGCTGAAATAAGGGCGTTAAGAAGTCGTATTGGTGATAGTGCAAGTGGGCGAGAATTTGTAGGTATTAATAAAAGAGCCGGTACATATGATACACC